AATAAAAAATTTGTCAAAGATTTGACAGGGTATGTGTCAACATTTTGACGCGGCGGTATATATATAATAATGTGTAGCATGGGATGCCTATTTTTTGTGCACCATCCTGCCTATTTTTTGTGCAATCGGTGTAGTTAACCATTTTCCAGTCAACTTATTAGGTCAATTGACAGCTTATCTGTTGCTAAACTAAATGAATACAAAGGATTGGCAGGCAATGCTTACGAATTTTGCAGCATCGTTCACCTTTTGTTCCCCATGCGACGGGTCGGGCAGGCCCACCCCCAGGGTACGGTACGTACATATACACAGAAACACACAGATTGGGAAAATTAAGTGTTAACCACTTGTGCAACATACAATGATTTTATACATAGGAATGGTTACATATTCTTGTGTCAACACATTTAATTGCTTCAACTACTGATTTATTGCTTGACAACAACCTGTGATCTATGGTATAACTATAACATATAATGGATCATTAGATATTAAAAAAAGATGATAAAGACATTTAATGTTACCATCTAATGTAAACCCCTAGTGGACCTATTTGTATTTTTCACAAAAAGTTACTTGACAATGAAAGAGAAATCTGTAAAACTGTACACAGACAATGTGCTTGAGGCATTCTATGAGGCCATCAAGACGAACACATTACGTAATCTTCATATCCCCCATAGTGATGTCTTCTATGTAAGACAAGCTGTGGAGGCACATTATGGTCGTCCGTTTTCTCTGAAGCATGTGGAAGAAGCAATGAAGGCAGAGGGATGGAAGGACACAGATGATGTTTAAAGCAATGGTAATGGCTTGTGCTATAGGGTCTGCCGATCCTGGGGCATGTATTGAAGCCACGGATGAGTGGGGTCCATATGAAACCCGCAAAGAGTGTTACGCACGTGTACAAGAAATGGTAGAGGCTTTGATGCACACCATGCCTGTACCTATGCAGTTTCACTTTAAATGTTCTAATCCGAAAGGGGTACCGACGTGAGTATTGAATACCGTGGTACAACATTTCCCGGTTACAACAAGCCCATCAAGTCTAACCGTGAAGGTAAGAAGATGATGGTGCTTGCCAAAGAGGGTGAGAAGGTTAAGCTGATCCACTTTGGTGCCACAGGTTATGGACACAATTATAGTGACGCTGCACGTAAGTCATTCCGTGCGCGGCATAAGTGTGACACAGCGAATGACAAGATGACGGCCCGATACTGGGCATGTCGTCATTTGTGGAAAGGGCCAAGTGGCAGTAAGAAGTCTAGCCCCAAATCACGTAAAGGAAAATATTAATGGCTAAGAAAAAAGATGAGGTAACAGTTGTGTCTATCGGTATTGGCTCCATGCCCAAAAGTAAATTGGAAAAAATGAAGAAGGCACAGATGATGGACGGTGGCATGGCTAACGGCAAGAAGCACATGTACGCTACCGGTGGTTCTGTGACAGACAATCCCGGTCTCAAAGCATTGAAGGCTAGTGGTCCCAAAGGTATGGAAGCATACCAGAGGATTACTGGCAAAAGCTAATGCACCCGATAGAAGCAGACATCCGTCTGTGGTCTCGTGACTTCCTCGAAATACCTAATGTAAAACTCAATGGTCTGCCACCTTGTCCCTATGCCGCAAAGGCGTGGGCTGACGACAAGGTGCTTTTCAGTATTAACACTGGACTTGAAGGTCTACTCTACGAAACAAAGATATTTGAAAGCCACGACTACGACATTGTAGTATGGGCTGAAGAAGATATGCCAGAGATGGATTATCTTGACGGCTGGTGTGACGGTATGAATGAAGCACTGTCGATTGCTGGTCTGGATATGCACCTTATGGTATTTCACCCTGACTACGATGCTGTAGATGCAGGGCTTGACTTTTTAGTAAATTCTGGTATAACTAGTGACGAACTAGAATATTGCATGGTATTTGTGCAAAGATTGTCGCCATTGGATGATGCGGCATTAAGTTTAGAGAAGTCTGGGTACTATGAACATTTCCCAGAAGAAGTATATGACAGCCTAGTATTGGACAGAAGGAGACTCCGAAATGATGCGCGGCAAAACTAAAGTAGCGTCTAAAAAGATGCGTGGTGGTGGCATGGCAAAAGTCGCCAAGAAGAAGATGATGCGCGGTGGCGTAGCTAAAAAGAAGATGATGCGTGGCGGTGCAGTAGCTAAGAAAAAGAAGTAAAATGTTATGGCTAGACAAATTGGCATGGCGAAGTTGGATACAAAGCGTAAGAAACGGCGTCCAGGCCAGCATAAAAAGAATGTCAACAAGAGGAACAAAGTTAAGACGCACTTTGGTTAGTGCGCTTGGCTTGTCCCTTTTGGCTATCGGCAAACCGTTTACTAAAGTTGGTAATTGGTTTTGGCGTAGGCATCGTACTGTCTTGAATTGGAATAAGGACTAATGGCAACACTAGAAACCGCCAAGTTTTTTACGGCTGCTAAAGACCTTACTGCAACGGCAGGGGGTGCCAGCGGAGATGTCATATACACGTGTCCTAGTCATTTTATATCTTTGTTGAAGTTTATTCATGTGTCTAGCGGTGCAACTAGCACAAAGAAATACAGCCTGCAATGGTATGAAAATGATACATCAACATACCATTTTCTAGTGGACGACCATAGTGTATCGGGCAACAGTCTAGAAGATATTCTTCAGGGCGGTGACTATCTGGCCCTGCGTCCCGGCGATAAGATTGTTGGTTTTGAAGAAACCGGTGGAGACTTTCATGTTACTGTCTCCGGCGAAGAACATTACCAACCTACAAGTTTCTAAGGAGATAGGAGATGGTACGTGTCTCTAAGAAAGCCCCCGCTAAAAAGAAAGCCTCACCGGCTAGAACGCAAAAGAAACCGGCTGGAAAGGTTGGCCTTGCGAAAGGCGGTTCGACACCGGGCAAATCTAGAGTTAACGAAGCTGGCAACTACACTAAGCCAACAATGAGAAAGAACCTGTTCAATAGAATTAAAGCGGGTGGCAAAGGTGGTAATCCAGGCCAGTGGTCGGCGCGTAAAGCCCAGATGCTGGCAAAACAATATAAGGCCAAAGGGGGCGGCTACAGGTAAAATGATTCACGTGTTTCTCCTGTTCGTCTATGTAGGAATAGGAGAGGGCGAGAGGCTAGTCAGCAAGGACATGTACTTTCGTAACTTGAACGAGTGTGTGTGGTATGCACAAACATTACATAGGCAGGGACAAAAGATAACTGCTTATTGCCTACCAAAACTGGTGAGTAAGGATACGAAGGTGTACTAATGTTAGCGGAATTGGCGGCAGCAAATGCAGCGTTTAGCGTTATCAAGACAGCCATCCAGAATGGCAAAGAGATTGCAGACGCTGGTAGTGCAATTGCCAACTTTGTAGGCGCAAAGGAACAGCTACAGAAAAAGGCCCAGAAGAAGGGTGGTGGCTCTGATCTAGAAGAGTTCATGGCTCTTGAGAAGATTCGCCAGCAAGAAGAACAATTAAAGACTATTATGATTTATGCAGGTCGTCCGGGTTTGTGGCACGATTGGCAGAAGTTTCAGGCAAAGGCGCGTGTCGCCCGACGTGAGGCTGAAGAAGAACGCATACGTAAACGCAAGCATTATTTTGAAGTAGCTATCATTACGTTTTTGCTTATTCTAGGTATGGTCATATTAGCTTGTATTGTACTGCTTGCATTACACGCACAAGGAAAATTGTAATGTCATTAGCAAAATCTCAGAAGAGCCTAAAGAGTTGGACCAAACAAGATTGGAGAACTAAGAGTGGCAAAAAATCCAGTGAGACTGGAGAGAGGTATCTACCGGCAGCAGCTATCAAGTCGCTCTCTGCACAGGAATATGCGGCTACGACCAAAGCTAAAAGGGAAGGTTCACGAGCCGGTAAGCAGTTCGTCAAACAACCCAAGAAAATAGCCAAGAAGACCGCGCAGTTTCGGAGATCATAATGCGACTAGTATCATTACTTTTGATATTGACTTTGATTACAGCGTGTGGTAGAATAGACTTTTCTGACGTGGCTACAGCCGGTGGTGCTACTGGTGCTGCAATGGGTACTGCTTTGATTACCACCAATCCTATTGCCATAGGTGCTGTAACAGCAGGTGGGGCGATAGCCGGTGCTACACTAGTTGAGGATGATAAGAGTTTGAGTACAGAACAGATAAAAGAAGTAGACAATCCGTGGCAAGCAATGCTTGTAGCCTTTGACCAACTTTTGGCACATGCGTTTGAACTGGTTATCGCAATCGGTATTGCGGTTATTGGTATTCCAATGTTGATTACGTATCTCATGGGAAGGTTCAAGCAACGCCCAGAGGATGCCAAGACAATTACTAATCTTGTAGAGAAGATTGGCAAGATGAAGGAAAATGACTGATGGCTCAGAAAAAGAAAACTACCAAGGCAAAAAAGCTACACCCCGGTGGTAGCGTCCCAACTCAAACCACTGTGGGTCAACTCAATCCCTTGAACCGTAAACCCCGCAGAGCGTTTAATCCTAAAATTGATAGGCGTGGTTCTCAGGCAGTTCGACGTGCTTTGAAATTGATAAGACAAAGACAAAGAGTGATGAACGAGGCACGTCGCAGATTTGGACAACCTACAATGCCAACTGCTGGCATATCACAAGGTCGCCCTGTTCGTGGTCTCACACCCATGCCAGGTCCTGCGCCTGATCCTGCCCGTCAAAGACGTATGGACAATCTGATGCGCGAAGCACAGCGTCGATTTAATCAGCAACAAAGAAACCGCGCACAAGTATCAAAAGCAACAACACTAAGGCGGAAAACGCTATCTCCTGTAGAGCGCACTAGAATGGAAAATGCGAGGAAGGCTGCTGATAGAATGTTAGGACGTAGTAGACCTACGCCCCCAAGAGACGGAACACGGAGAGGAAGAACTAGTGGCAGCAGATAAATTTATGGAGTGGAAAGTTCTTCCGCGTTTGATGACAATTTTGTTTAGTATTATGGCATGGCGCTGTGCTGAATGGTTCATGTATTTGGAGCAGCCCACTGCTGTTCAGGCAGGATTTGTTTCAGTAGTCATGGGTGCAATGACAGGTGCCTTTGCTATCTGGATGGGACATGAAAGTAAAAAATAATGTGGCCCTATACTGAGGAAGAGAGACAATGGCTCGACAACTAACAGAGCGACAGCAGAAGTTCCTTGAGGTGCTTTTTGATGAGGCCAACGGCGATGTGCCTCTGGCGAAGCGTCTTGCTGGTTATTCTGAAAACAGTTCTACAACAGAAATTATCAAAGGCTTGAAGGAAGAAATCCTTGACGCCACTCAGATGTACATGGCACGTAATGCACCAAAGGCTGCAGTGGCTATGTCAGCTGCGCTGGACGATCCAACACAGTTGGGTATCCGTGACAAGATGACTGCTGCTAAAGAACTGCTTGACCGCACTGGTCTAGTAAAGACTGAGAAGATGCAAGTAGAGGCAAGTGGTGGTGTAATGCTGATGCCACCAAAGGCAGTTGTTGAGGACGATGACTAGGACTGCCGGTTACTTTAAACTACCACAGCCTACGGACATAAAGGATGAAGATGAGTGGGTACCTGTCCCACGCATTGCGCGTACAATACCTTTTGGTTACAGGGCAGACGAGGATGACCCCGACATCCTGATCCCTATTCCAAAGGAGTTAGATTTACTAGAGACTGCAAGAAAGCATGTGAAGCAGTATTCATATCGGGAAGTGGCAAATTGGTTGTCTGCAAATTCTGGTCGATCTATCTCACATGTAGGTTTGAGGAAAAGATTAGAACATGAGCGACAGCGTAAGGACCAAGCTGCAAGCATCCGCAAGTGGGCAGAATATGCGGAAAAGGCAATCGCCAAGGCGAAAGAAATCGAAGAAACCCGCCTTGGAGCCAAGCGTAAAAAGTCCGCAAATTGAGGTTACAGAACCTGTAGAGAGTTCTATTGAGGAACATGCCAACGTCTTGTTCAAGCCTAATGCTGGACCACAGACGGAGTTCCTAGCTGCCAGTGAAAGAGAAGTCCTATATGGCGGCTCCGCTGGTGGTGGCAAAAGCTACGCTATGTTAGCTGACCCCCTGCGATACATGGGCCATCCACAATTTAGTGGGTTGCTACTTCGCCATACAACAGAACAACTTCGTGAACTTATCTTTAAGTCACAAGAGTTGTATCCGAAGATATGGCCCGGTATCAAGTGGTCAGAAAGAAAGATGCAGTGGACCGCGCCATCTGGAGCGAGGCTGTGGATGTCCTATCTAGACAGGGATGAGGACGTGCTTCGTTATCAGGGTCTGGCATTTAGCTGGATAGGCTTTGATGAGTTGACACAATGGGCAAGCCCATACGCATGGAACTATATGCGATCTCGTCTACGCTCCACTGCCCCTGATTTGCCTATCTTTATGCGGGCAACAACAAACCCCGGAGGACGGGGGCATCATTGGGTCAAGAAGATGTTCATTGATCCTGCGCCATTCAATAAGTCGTTTGATGCCACGGACACTGAAACCGGAGAAATTTTACGCTATCCTGCTGGGCATTCCAAGGCAGGAAAAGCACTGTTTAAGCGGCGGTTTATACCAGCACGTCTTACAGATAATCCATACCTTGCTGAAACAGGCGACTACGAAGCTATGCTTCTATCGCTTCCTGAACAACAAAGGCGGCAACTTCTAGAAGGTGATTGGGATATCAAAGAAGGTGCGGCTTTTACAGAGTTTAATCGTGATCTTCACGTGGTTGAGCCTTTTACCATTCCTAGTAATTGGGTTAAGTTTAGGGCTTGCGATTATGGCTACGGTTCATTTAGTGGCGTTCTGTGGTTTGCTGTTAGTCCTAGCGAGCAACTTATTGTATATCGCGAGCATTACGTTTCAAAGGTACTGGCGACAGACTTGGCCGACCAAATTCTTGACCTTGAAGCTGGGGATGGAAACATTAAGTACGGTGTACTTGATAGTAGTCTTTGGCATAAGCGTGGCGATACTGGCCCTAGTCTCGCAGAACAAATGATTAGTAGGGGATGTCGCTGGCGTCCTTCGGATAGAAGTAGGGGAAGTCGTGTAGCAGGTAAGAACGAGTTACATCGACGTTTACAGATTGACGAATTTACAGAGGAACCAAGAATTGTATTCTTTGATAGC